TGACGTTCGCAAAATTTGTTGCCCCGGTTGTTGTGGCCCCAATGCTCAAGGTAGCGGAGGCGGCTGTGGTTATGTTGTAAACACGAAACTGGAAATCTCTCCCGGTGGAATCTGAAAATGTCATTGACAACGAACCGGAATAATCTCCGGTATTGGTTACTGTCATTGTGTCCCCGGCAAGAGTAAACCCATCGGCCTCCGTACCATTCCATAACCCCTGTGCATCGGTCATCATGTACCATGTGTCCTGGGTCGCACATGGAATAGTTGTGGAAGCGGCTTGTGTCCCGCCATAAACGTGCCATGTGGATGCTTGACGAACCATCCCTGCGGAAACAATACTTCCGTCCGCAGGAATAAGAAGTTTGTCTGTGTCCCCCTCGTCAACAAACTGAAGAAAATAGTCGGTATGTTCGTCATCAAGTTTTCCGTAATATAAATGCGTGTTGCTTGACGTATCCTGTCCAACAATTTTAATGCTGTAATCGTTTTCCGGGGAAGCTGGTCCGATACTCATCCTCCCATCCGACCACCAATGGGCGGCTGTTTTTAATTGGTAGCTGTTCGACCCATTTGTTATCTCTGCGTCCCCGATTTCAAGTATCCCACTGGCTGGTAAATAAAGTCTGCTTCTTGAGCTATCAATTCCAATTGTTTTCATCGTGCTATCATCATTGAAATTAAAGAAAATATCTTCGTTCAAATTTGGGTTTGTTATTATAAGATCGCCAGACGAATCTACTATTGTGTGGTTGATCGTCGAATCTATGGAAATCCCCTCAGCCGCCACAGTCCCGGTGAAAACATGGCTTCCAGATGAGTAATATTCCAGGTCGGTTCCACCGAATTGAAGATAACTGTCCACTGATCCTGCGGCCCCAAGGCTAAGTTTCGTGTCATCAGCAGCTATGATTACATCCCCGGCAAGAACATTGATGGCAATATTGGACGTTGCCTCTCCGGCGGCTACATCCAATCCAATATTGAGATCGCCCGTTCCAGCAACCACTATTTTATGACCATATTTATTAACAGTCGAATTTGTGTCTGCCATGTTTCCAGAAAGACCTGTATATCGGCCATATAGACTTACTGAAGAATCAGCTTCTCCACCCATCGTTCCTGAAAATGCACGGTTTATATAATCCGAGTGGATTGTATATGATCCTGCATCTGTTATTTCAATGTCAGAAGAATCAAGGATATTTAATCGCCTCCCGTATGACGCACCGGCAACAATTGTCCCGGTAACATTCATTGTGGTGTCATCGAGATATGCCGTTTCACCCTCAAAACTATCGTATGGAAGATTGTAGAGGTTCTTCTTCATATAGGTGGTTGCAGAACCATTCGCTGTAAATGTTGAGTAAACCTGTCCAACCTGCACGGTTCCAGTGGATGTGAGATTCCCAATTCCCGTGAGATCGTTACCCTGGAATTTGAATTCTCCACCTTCGTCTACCTCAAGCCTGGTTACGGCACCTCCAGTTTTAAGGAATATATCACGGGCTGCTTGGAAATTTAAGTCTTGATAGCTTGACGACATGCCCTTGGCCCAAACCGTGGCCCACTCGGCTGATGTTTGTCCAAGCTCAGTCAACCTTCTGTCGTTTGGCCTGAAAGATGCTATCCCGGCTGCTGTTTTTACGTCATTCGCTCCATATGGAGTTAGCATTAAATCTGATCCAGAATAGGTCAATGAAACATTGTGTGCCTGGGGATATGCCGGATTCCAAATCTCTACAGATCCTACTGCACCTACTGTATTGGCTTTTATTGATCCATCTGGGGCAAGAGAGAAAGATGTACCCATCCCCTGATCCCCGTAATCAATTATGTTTTCCCACTCATTCAATGCCTCATTGATTGTAACAATTGCTATTCCCTTGGCCTGAATATAATCAATGACATTCCCTATTCGTGTTGCGTCAGCAGCATCCGTTTGATGTAGATAAAATATCACCCATTCACCGGATGTCTCCGCTGAATCAACTATAGCTTCCATAGCTGCCTCGCTAAGTGCCCCCGCCAAATATCCACCAAGTTTGTATGTATACAGAACAGATTGGTTGTTCGGATATGTGTTTGCATCGTTGCTTCTTGCTGCCCTGTAATATCTCTTTATGATATTGCGGATAAACTCTCCTGAGTAATGGAATGGATTCACAAAATTATTCACAACACAACCGAAACTTTCAAGTGCCAACTTAGAACCTCTCAATTCTTCCACAAGTTGATCCTCGTTTAATGTTCGTAAATCAACATGGGATTTTGTATGGCTCATTATTTCCCATCCAGCGGATTGGAGTTCTAATATCTGTTCCTGGGTCATATAATTAGCAGTTCCAATTGCATCTGTTACGATTGCACAACCCATTGGAACACCCTTGGCCTGGGCCGTGGAAAACATTATTGTATAATCTGTAAGATATCCATCATCGAACATGAATGTGACCATTGGTGTTCTGGTTGTGGCTGTTGATCTTGCGGTTAAGTCAAATTTGTTTGATCTAGTATGGCCAAAAACAAATGGGGAATCCTCACCGCTATTGGTTATCTGTCCGGTAGAAATGAAATTCTTGTCTGCGAATAAATTAGCGAAAGATGTAACCGAATCCGTGTGGACTGAAAACTTCTCTACCCCCTGGTCATCCTTCATGGATATTGTGCCGCCGTTTGTCCTGGCTATGCTGAATCTTAGCGTAGGACCGCTTGACGCAACGTAAACATTAAATCCAGAAGCCAGTGCGTACTGAATATAATCATTCTCTGTATTGGAAATGTCAAAATAAATTGTATTTAGTTGCGATCCAGTTGGATCATCTATATTCAAATGAAGTCCTGGGTACACAGTCCCTGCATCAAAATATAAATCGGCATCACTCATTGATATCCCAGGTGTTCCAACCTGGAATAGACTATCAACATATAAATTTCCCTCTATTGTTCCACTTGACACATAGAGAGTCGCTCCACTTTGCAGGTCATTCCTCAGTTGTATCGTCCCAACCGGAGATCCTACTGCTGTCCATGCAAACGATATCGAAGGACATAGAAGAAATAAAAACGGAATTAATCTTTTCAAGGTGTCACCTCTGTGGTTTGGAGAACGCCCCCGTTCCCTACGCTCAATAAATAAAATGTCCCATCTGGCGATTGAAACACTAACCCTTTTCCAGTTGGGAAATAAGTATTGTCAAAGGCAGATATAACATCCTGCCATTGCATTGTAGACCCGCCTCCCGATTCAATAGTTTTGAGAAACTTATTCCCATTCCCCATCTGCTCAGGCAATCGAATTGGAACCGAGTATATATGGGATCTGCCCTGCTCTTTTCTTAAATCAGTCTCTAACTCAGAAACCTTCTTAATCAAATCTTCTATCTGTCTGCTTAGCTTATTGTCTACAGGCTTTGGAATGTCTTTCTTTGGCTCTTTGACTATCTCCTTTTCTATGATCTTCTCGATCACCTTTTCAGGCATCTTGATCTTCGACAACTCTCCCCTTATAAGAGAAAGCATCCTCTTGGTCATTTCTACGTCATTCTTATTCGGTTCCGTTAATAACTTCTTAACAAGAGGCCGAAATTCCTTCTCTAACTTATCGAATATATCCTCTTTCTGTGAAGGAGATAGAACTCGGAGAATGACAGGTTTCTTGCTGTTTGTGTCTTGGATTGCAATCTTGTCGAATATATCCACTAGAATCGCCTCCCATCCATTCTTGCTAATTTGCGGGCCTTTTCCTTGTCCCCCCCGGCTTTCCTCATGTATTCTCTAGCTTCTTCCTCGGTTAATGGTTTTCCTGCAACATTAACAGCCCTTCCTGCCTGATATCCTTTGGTTCCAATTATCTTTGGTATCTGTGCCGTCCCCTTTAATACTTTAGCCCCAGTTCCTAAAGCCGCAACGCCAGCCCCTATTGCAGTCGGGGCACCAGGAACTGCTCTTAATATTCCCTTTGGCGAAAATAGATTGATGTTACCAGGAAGTGACAAATCTCTAAAAGGAGCAACCTTGAAACGGCTAGATGCCATCCTATCAGCTTCCCTTAATTTTGGAGCCATCTTGTCTAAAGCAAGGTTAAAAGTTTGCCTTAACTTATTTTTTGCTTCTATTGCATTTACAAGTGTTGCTTTTGATCCGCCCTTTGCTAATTTTTTCTGATTTTCGAGTAATGCGATTTCTTTGTCCAATGCTTGACGAGCCTCAAAAATATCCTTAGCCTTTTCGGTTCCTTTTTCAATAAATTCCTTTATTGCATTGGTTCCTCTTTTAATGAATCCTTTTGTTGAAATTGAACCCTTGCTAATTATATCTTCCACACTTGATGGGATATTTTGAAATTCTGCCTTCGCATAAGCCGAAGCAACTTTTTTTTGAGTTGGTGCCTTTAATAGAGACAATGGTTTATTGTAAACATTAATCGCTGCCTCAGATGGAATACCTGTAACCTTTTCAAGACCTCCCGCTAAAGCCCTTTTTATTGGACCAGGTTTCGCAACTCCAACTGCGGCCCTTGGAGCAATCCACTGGCCAACGGTTGCCGCCTTGCCAAACCTGGTAGCCTTTAAAGCAGGTGAAGCCACCGCACCAACATCCAAAGCAGTTGTTAAAGGCTTATCGTAAAATGATTTAACTGGATGAGTGACTATCTCTTTGCCTCGTCGATATATATCTCCCGGATCAAATCTGGCCTCACCATCCTCTATTCGTGTATGCGGAACAGCCTCATATAGTGATTTCCCTACACCTTTTAATACCCTGCCTCTTTCCTGAGGGCTCATCCCGGTTGGTAAAGGAGAAGCCGCCCTAATAAGAGTAGCCGCACCTCCAACCATCTCTGGTATTTGACCAATTTCTTTTCCAACATTAGAGGCAAATCCACCAAAAGACATAGGCTCATTGCCTCCCGCAATAGAAAACGCTTGATTTAATTCTTCCTCTGACGGAGGGGAATTGCCTGTTAAAATAATTGTTTTTTGAGTTTCTGGATCAGTGAATTTATATCTAGGCATTATGGTAATACCTCCATTATGAATCTTCCCACTTTTCTTTGCTGTCCTATTGATTGTTGCCCAAATGGGACTGTCCCCTGCTGTCCTTCAGGCTGTCTACTATTTACAGGATATTTATTTTTATCGGCAATATAAGGTCTCTCCGAATTCCAACCACCTGATCCGTATGCCTCATCCAATACTTGCAAGGCATTGATGTTTGACTTGTAATCCAAACCCGGATCAGTAGCGGCCTGTAAATAAAACTCTAATTCCTTCTCAGAGTCCAATCCTCTTGCTCCCATTTCAGAAGCCTGGCGAATATAGTTAATCAACAGGGGTCTTTTTTGGTTAATTTGGTTACGCTTTGATTGAACTCTCGTCCCAAATGATTTACCAATAGATTGTCCAAGATCAGATGCACTTGCTCTGTTCCAAACATTCTTAAGAGACGGATTTTTTTCGTTTACAATGGCACCCATATCATTCAAATCATCATAAAGTTCCTGCATCCCACCTTCACCGAATAAAAGATTCGTCATTCGCTTTCTTGCTTGTACTGGTTTTTGAGCCTTACTAAAAGATTCATCTTTTCTCAAATCCAATTCTTCTCTCTTCATGCCAAGAGTACTCATGTCAACCATTCTATTGAATTCTCTATCTGCGGCAGTTTGCTCTCTCCTTGCCATCAAATCGGCACGATCAAAGGATTCCTTTCTTTCGATTGATCCTGGAACACGGGTAGACATCGGGATCTTTGGTTGACCCTGTGCGGATAGGAATTGTTTATGCCTATCAACAAGAGAAGAAGTCGGAACCTGTGCCCTTGGTCCCATCCCTGGACCTTGCATAGTCTGACCCTGCAAACCAGGTTTCGCATACAAATACGGCTGATCCGGTGCCAATGAAGCCATTGTCTGTTGGCCTCTTGTAGCTCCTGGGAGTCCTTCCATCCCTGTGGGGACATCGTATCCATATTGAAATCTAGCCTCTTTCCTTTTGATGTCCATCAACTCTTTCTGTAATTCCTGCTGTTTTTTTTGTTGATCCATTTGGACCAACATCATAAGAGCTTTTTGGAAAGGTTCTCCAACCTCTTTTCCAAAATCTCTAGTCTGTTTTTCTTTTACTGGATATGGTGTAAATTGTAATGCCATTTTATTTTCCTCCTAAATCAACTAAAATTATCAAATAAAGATCCTACTCCCGATACCATTTGTGATCCTGCCATGCCAGCCATTGGGTTCCCGCCTCCAAAATACAATCCTGCCGCACCTCCAACCAATGAACCAACTCCTGCCCCAAGACCAGTTTTTTGTGTACCACCCTGAGAATTAAGCCAATTCTGATAATCACGGGATTGCGTCATATAGTCCTGTGCATTCCATCCCCTTTGGGTCAACGCATTCAAATTTTGATTTCTCAAATTCTTCTCGTAATCAAGATCACTTAAATACTTGTTTAAAGAGGTCATGTAATCCTGACGGGCTGCATCTTTTTGGCCTCCGTATTGATCGACCTTTAATCCAGTCAAATAACTGGATCTTTTATCTGCCAGGTCGCCCATCATTTTAGTGATAGCGAAATCCAATGCAGGGGAGTGTTGCGTCCCTGCCTTAGCGTAACGCCTCAAGGTATCCTCACGGCCTCTCTCTAACAATTTCCTTTCCTGGGGTTCCATCTCGGTAGCTACACCCTCACGGAATAATTGGTCCTGCCTTTCTATGTATTCCGGGGTTTGCTTCATAAAATTACTTAACTCGAAGGCATCCGTGTTGCCACTGGCAAGCATAGAACCAAAATGCTCAATCTCGTCAGGGGTTGCATCCCTCCCAATCAATGACTGGAACATTTGGCTTACCTGGCCTCCATATTCGCCAGATTGTCCTTTAAGGTACTCAGGGGAGGCTTTGTAGCGTTCTGATACATTAGCCACAAATGCCCTTCCGGTTGTCTCACCATTTGGACCCGAATAGGCTGACTGAGCCATAGCCAACTCTTCTGGCTCTAGGTATCGACCCATCATTTGCTTTGCGTCCCTGTTGGCTAGGAATTCAGTGTAAAAGTTATCAAGAAAATCCTGGGCACCTACATTCTGGGCCGCCGATGCAGAGGCAGAACCGCCACTGTAAAGACTCCCAATAATCTGGTTTATCTTTGGGACTACCTTTTGAGAAATGTTGGCATATTGTTCATAATCAATATCACCACTTTGAACCATCCCGGCAAGTTTTTGCATTTCTTGGATGCCCGTTCCGATTCTTCCCTCACCGTAAGAACCGATACCACCACTTTCATCTATTTTCTGTAAAATCGCATCTTCGTTAATTTCAGCCATCTTATTTCTCCTTTTCCTTGTCTTTCCTGTTCTTATACCCAGGACGGTCAAAATATTTTTGAACAATATCTTCTTTTAAAATTGGGATTTGTTCTCCATTCTCAATCGACTTTATTACCTCTTGGTCAATTATCCTGCTCTCGCAACTACTTACTTTCCCATTCCAGGCACCCTCTAGCCACTCAAATGCGTCAATCACATCATTCTCAACTATCTTGATTTCCGAATCATCAATAATAGCGGACCTACCATCCGAATGGGTGACGGTTATCGTCTCACAAAAGGATACCGAAGGAATCAAAAACAAAACAAAAATTAACTTTCTCATATTCACCTCAATTAATTAAAGATCCTGAAAAATAAGTAACCATTACACTTCCGTTCCCATCAATCTCTACGGTTTTAGTCCCTGAATCTGCCTTAACGCTGCAATGGGCAGTATCGTTTGCGTCCATGTCAGCTACCGCAGAGATGGCAAACGTTTCTCTGTCTGACCCAAATCCAACATCCACAAAGTAAGACCAATAATCCCGGTTTGCTGTGTTCAATTTTAAAGTCAAGGCGGCGGCACCAGAATTCAAAAGGTCATCAAGTCTTACCTGGCATCCAAACCAATACTTCCCTCCAACAGGTGCCGTAAAAACTTGTGTTGAAAAATCGTCTCCTAAATCATAAACCTTGGTTCCAAAAACAACAACTGCCTCAGTAGAATCTCCGGTAACATCCGATTGGGTGGTTGTACTTATAGCCAAAAATGATGGTTGTGCTGTTTGTGTAACAGTCCCGGCAATCGTTAAATCATTCTCTCCGAGATTAATGTCTGTATTTGCTCCGATATATGGAATATAAGTTGCCGTTGCACTCGAATTCATTAAATAGGTAGATGTAACACTGGATTGAGATAGATATCTATTTATCCCGGATCGAATATCTTTGTAAATGTTCTCAATCTCCAACTGGACAAATGGATCTTTGTGCTGATATATCGGTCCCTCGCACAACCCAATTACCGGATAAAAGATCAAAAGAAATAGTAATTTCTTCACGGGGTTGGCCTCCATGGTTTAGCCCGAATGCCAATTTGGAACCCGAATATCTCAAATGGCTGATCAGAGGCATCGTTGCCAATCTTGAAATTCATTATCTGGCCATAAGTACCAGACGGAATATTCTTATTGTATTTCGTTGATTCTTCGCCAGGTGCCTCCAATGGCACATTGTATGAAGATTCAGTTGAACCAACTTGGTAAGACACAGTAACAGTAGAATTCTCAACGCTATCAGCCGCTAGAGATACGTTGACCAATTCTTTATCTTGAAATGGCAACCCGGCTGAATAATCCTTCGATTTCCAATAGGCTTCGATATCGGACCCGTCGTCGCTATCTACGTCACCAAATTTGTAAATCTTCCCGTAAACAGAACTTCCGAAATAAAGATTTTGAGCCCTTACGAGATACCCATTAGCAGGGATATCGTAAACAGTAAATCCATTGTTTTGAAGATCCAGACGAAGAACCTTGTTATTATATGTGGCCCCATCTCCCGCAGTAATTGACCACCAAATCCCATCATCAAAATAAATAGCATAACTTTTATCATCTGCTGCTCCTTCAAACCAATTTTGAGTGAAACTATTCAATATCGGCTCCTGTGTTGAATGGGTAACAGAGAAATCTGCTCTGTTTTGGTAATAAATCCCAGTTGATATCGAAGGAATATCTCCGTTTGAAACACTTGTCCAGGTTGGGGTTGTTGAATTTACGGAAAATTCACCTGTTGACGCACGAACATAAAAATCAATCGTCCCATTATTTAAGGAATAATCAGATGAAAATGAATCCCAGGAGGTTACATTTTGAGTATCATGGACAGGAGAATAATAAATTCCTTCTGGTCTAACTTTGTCTCCCATATTTATCGTTACATCATTTATTATTGGAGATGTAGACGAATCTGTTGTTAACAAATTTGCCCTATACCTAATATATTCCTTAACACTTGATATTGGAATTCCACCAGATACAGAAACTAAAGATTCCCATACACCAGTTGATGATGTTGCTGTTTGAGTTTCATAAGTTATTGATTGTGAATTCAAAACCTCTGTTGATTCAAGTATACCCCAGGACCATAACCATGTATCTGTTGATAAATCAACATTATGTGGGCGAGATGTAAAAAAACCGGATGTCGAATATCCGATACCATAAACCTCAAGAAAATGCCTTTTATTTGTATTTATTAATGCCGGTGTTTGTGTTGAATAGGTATCAAAAGGCCCTGCTACATCAAGTTGATCCCATGCTATTCTAGTTGTTGGCCCAACCAAACTACAACTCCCACTACCTTGGTCGAAAACCAACGAAATCCAATATGCCGTTCCAGACGATATTTTTGTTGTTGTTGCAAAATTAGTTGAATACAAACTCGCACCTGCTGGAATATCTGTTGCCAACAAATCAATTTCTTGTAATAATATACCGGGTGTATTTGAATTGTCATCCCTCAACTGTATTTTCCAATCACCAATACCTCCAGCATCAACTTTATCAACACCTATTGTAATTGATGAAATATGGAAAGTATGTGTTGCTATAAATTGCTGAGAAATTCCAAAATCCGGGCTTGCTAAACAATAGGCATTCGCAGCAGACGTTGAAGCCGAATAATCAAGCCTATTCGTTGAATCTGAAATAAATTCTAATAATACAGACCCAGGTACAACTGTGGTGGTTGTATTTGAAACTGTCCCAGAACTAAAATCAGCTTCAGAAGTATCAACTAATGATGTAGGTGGTGTTCCAGTGGTTAAAAATATTGAGTTTTCCGTCTGTGATACCGTTAAATAACCAGATGCGGTGATGGATGAACCAGTCGTGAAATCTGAATAACTCGATTGGGACCACGAATTTGAAAGTTTAGATTGAGCCGAATCAACCAGTGTAGAAATATCTTTAGATGTGACTGTGAGATTAGACCCATCATAAGCATAAATATGACTGTCGTTACCTCTAAAATAAAGAATCCCGTTGTAGTAAACAGACGTATTATCCACCGTCCCGACATTCGGAGATATTGTCCGAATCATCCAATCGTCTAAAGTATCACCTTCCAAGATAAATCCAAAAGAATTTTCCTTAAACCATATAAACTTACCGAAAGCATAAGTCAAATGCGTTATCTTGGCACCTGGGGCCACAATCGTAAAATTGATTGGATCATAATCTTCCGTTCCCAATACCCAATCCGTAAAGTCAACAGATCCAGAAAAATCGACACGATTTGGATAATCAGAGAATCCGGCCATGGCCATTCTTGTCTGGCTCATTGTTACCATCGTCCCGGTAGCAACCGGAATAATCCAACTGTAAGAGACCCCGTTTGTCTTTAATAATCCATTCCTTCCATTGGTAACGCAATATGCGTATCCTTCCCCATCGGTGCATTGCCATGTGGCATCCAGGGTTTGAGTGGATAAAAGGACATCGGGATAGGTACCTCCAACGGAAGCGGACACATATCCATCGTTAAAATAAAGCTGTACCTCATTACCATTGGAATCAAAGAAATTATAAATACCATGAACGGGTGAAGTCGTAATGGTTAAATCGTGCTGTAACGAATACCCTTCTCGCTTAATAATCGACAACCCGCCTGGGCTAATATCGACATTAAGAAGGTCCTGGGCCATGTTCCCCTGCAATACAAGGGGGTTATCCGAGTCATTAAGCGTCCCGAATGGCATTAAAGGGTACTGGGATACGTCCTGGCCAAAAACGTCCATTGTGGGGCATATTAGAGCCCCTAGAAGGCATCCTAGCGTTAATAATCTTTTAATCAACTCAGTATCCTCCAAACGGATTCGATTTACTTACTCTCCGCCCACCTACCCGCCCACCTTGCGGATACCACTTAATCCTGGCAGGAATAACTGACGGAGCATTGAATTTCGCATTGATTAATCGTATGTATTTTTCAAACTCTCCTGGGTTCTCAATAGATCCAGACTTATGGAATCTAGACTTTCCAAGGGCCTCAGGGGTTCCGTCATCCATCCAACATTGAGCTACTACCCAGTGAACAATGGAATTGGCGTAGGCTTGCATTGCGGCATTATTATCGAATGGTTCGTCTGTATCGCCTGTCAATTCTTCTGGAATCCTGACCTCCCAGACCTTTAGGGCATCGGCAATGGCGTAATCTGCGGAAGGTTTGGGGTACAAAACCAACTGATTGTTGGAGGCATCGTAGAAAAAATGGGTAGGTTTCCCAGAATCCTGGTTTTCCCAGTTGGGGACGTAAAAATCAAGGTCACTTCGGCTTCTGCCCTCTAAAGCTAAAATGTCACCATCTGAATCCGTTATGGTGGCCCTAATGATGTCGATGGTATTATCGTTTATGTCAACTTCCTGGGTCTCTGCCGTAGGTGTTAGGGTCTCAACCGTCCTAATCGCATTTGTAAGGGCCTGAACAGCTATCTGGGCCTCCTGAGTGCGATCCCTTAGGGCTGTGACGCTCCAACGGTCATGGTTTGGATCTCCGAGGAGTCTGCCAATTTCTGTTTCGATGTCACTCCGTTGCATTTTATCTCCTTCAGGATAGCGGCGTACTCCCCAGACACCTTATCCATGTTGAATTTGTTCTTTACGGTTTGATAGGATTTCTCGCCTATTTTTAGCCTTTTCTTCTGATTTAAAACCAACTCTTCCAAGGCTTCAAACCAATCTAAATCTGAATTCTTGACCAATATCCCGTTGTTTGTATGCGATATGCTGTTGGTGAACGGGTAAACATCACTCGCAATCGTTGGGATTTTCATTGCTGAGTACTCAAGCCACCGAAGGTTAGACTTGGACCGATTAAAGTCATTGTCCCTCAACGGGGCAATCCCGATATCAAGGTTCCAACGCCTTATCTCATCTGGATACCTGTCAATCGTTACCCATTTGTTCGTGTATTTAGCCCGTGGGAGTCCTTTCAGGGCATCAAACTCCTGGTAACACATGAACTCGACCTGAGGGTGCTTCTCGACAATCTTCCTCAATGGCCGCCGAATCAACTCTAGGTCTCCGTTGTGATTAGCACACCCTGTGTAACCTATCCGGATCACGCCCTCTTCCTTTGGATACATATCTGGTGCTTTAATCTCTGTGTTTTCCCAAAGAGCGAAGTCGATGGAATTTCTGACCACATACATCGGCTTGTTAGGGAAGAATTTCTTTAGCCCGTCTTTAATGTACTGAGTCGAACAAATAATGGCATCGGAAAGCTCCAATTGCATATAGGCCATCCTCTCCATGTCTGAATTTGGCTTAAACGGGTGTGACGCTATGTTGTAAGACGGAAGGTCAAACAACCAGTCATCCACCTCTGTGACAATCGGCTTCCCTATTAAATCCTTGGCACATTGAAGGAACGCAACACCCCATTTGGAGGACATTACCTGCCAAATAGAAATATCTGAAACCTTTAAGATTGATTCAAGCTCGTTCTGTAAGATTCCAGAATGGATCCTTTCCTGCCATTTCATCTGTGACTCGCTCCCGTTATAAGGGAACATCTCGAACCCGGATTCTATCCCATGTATTCCCATCTTCTCTGCATATCCTCTCATACGGTAGTAAACAACTCCGGCCAACTGAGTGAATCCCCACCAAACTCTAGTATCGTTGGTATTTTGAATGATTGATTCCCATGGTTCACATTTACCCTTACCTGCTTTAAATAAAAGCTCGCATGGTTCGCTTGCTAAATGGCTATTGATAAATCCAAGGCTGTACTGACCGCCTGTTAATGACTTAATATGAACATCTCCAAATGCCTCTTTTAAATCCTTATAAAGACTTTCTTCCGTGTAATATTGGTGATGAAGCCTGGAATCTTCATGGACGTACCTTTCAAGGTTCGCATGAGGACAAGTGCCAAGAATGTAACCTCCTGGCTTAAGAACTCGACTTATTTCTTTTAGATACTTAATAGGTTCGTGGAAATGCTCAAGAGTCTCCATTAGAGTAACAACATCAAACGTATTGTCAGGGAATGGCAATGTCTCAGCATCAACGTGGACCATGTTAAGACCTTTCTTTTTGGCTATCTCCACAACAACGTCAGATATGTCGGCTCCGGTTACGTCACAACCCTTCTTCTTTTTAAGCAATTGCATGAACTCGCCAGAATTGGCACCAACGTCCAACACCTTTGCACCTTCTGGGATCTCGTAATAAATGGGGAGAATCCTCGATCTAGTGAAAGGATAATTCTCTATCCCACCAGGCCAGATGTCCGGGTAATGAATGTGTTCATTTATAAATTCTTCCTTGGTGCCTTTCTTTTCTAGCATACTGGTTTATCCCCCCTTACCCATTCTTCCCTGAATCCTCTATGCTTTGCCATAATAGACGTAGGAAGCACACGATGGAAACAAAGGTAGTCCGTATCCTCAAATGCAATATCTTTTCCTGCTTTAATCCAATCACCAACGAATTGATAATCATCTGTCAACTTGTCGGTCTCGGAGTTGTACCCTCCGACCTCATCGAAGTCGCCCTTCCAGTAAGCACAAACAGGATGACAGAAATAATTAACTCGACCAAATTTCTTGAATCCTTCAACGTCGAACTTTTCCCCCTTGAACATCTCTATCGGATCACCAGTGTAATTTACCCGCAGATATGGAGCATTGAACATAACGGCTTTATCTTCCTTGTCTTTAAAGAAATTGATTGTAACCTCTGCCCTATTGACGGAGTAAAAGTCATCATCGTCACAGACACCAATCAAGTCAGACTTTGCCTCGGCTGTACCACGGTTCCGAGACTTACCTGCTCCAATAGATTCCTCGTTCCTGAATATCCTGAATCGTTTTTCATCCTTGAGCCACTCGGTCAACATCTCGTAGGTCCCATCCTTAGATCCATCGTCTACGACAATTACCTCGATGTCCTTCTCAGTCTGGGCCAAAAGACTACCTACGCATTCAGCCACCCACTCAATCCGGTCTTTCGTTGGCACAACAAAAGATATCTTTGGTTTATTTTCCACATTCTCCCCCTATTAGTACCTTATCTTCTTCTTCAATGAATGAATTAATCAAGTCTTTATATTTCTGTTTATCCAAATCCCAAGCTAGTCTTGCCCTCACATCTCTCCGGTCTGCCTCTGATCGGATGTTATTCTTTGCACTTAGAATTGCCTTAACGATCTTCTTCTTCGTGTCCGGCCAATAAGAATCGTTTAGACCTATCTCGAATGGATCGAACTCCATCTTCTCCGGATCTCCTCCAGTGTCAATATAATCCACTCCGATGCCTGGAATGTTGCTAATGACATCCCGGCCTGCTAAAAGGAACTCATCAGAGGCCATCGGACGAGTATCATGTCTACAAATCCTCAAATAACTTGAGGTTTTATACACAAACTTCTCCCATTCCTCTGTCGTCATGTTCCCGTGGTGAATCATGTTCGGGTATTGGATATCGTGGCAGGCATCTCCATAGGCATGAAATTTAACCGTTGGCAATGCCCTGACGATTGATAATGTCTCCTTCTGGCAATACTTGTCGAAGTTGCTCTTGTCGGTTAGAAAGATCGCACAAGAGAACTTCTCTGGTAAAGGCTTAATATCAAGGTCGGTGTAAGGTGGAATCGGTACAATCTCGGAATTTATCCCATAATCCTTAAGTTCCTTCTGTGCCAGTTCTGTCTCGCACAGAACCGTCGCATTCCCTCTATTCAAAACACCTGAAATCAATTTAAGCTCTTCGGTTGTGAACTTCCTGAGCCAATAGATATCGGCTCCAATGTAATGAATAATAATCTTCTTATCCTTGAACTTGCCAAGAATGTTTGAGTGCATATTCTTAACATCTGCGGGCCTCATAAAGAACCCGATCATGTACAAAGCCTTGTAATCATTTGGCTTCATAATGATATGGTCCCCGTCATCGTAATCGCACCCGATCATCTGGGCCATCTTGGACCCGTGGAACGGGGCACCAATGGAACAGGCCACCATGTCAGTAGTTGGAATCCCATTCTTCTCTCTTACGAATTTAACCCTGGCCACCCAGTTTTGGTGTGAGTCCATTGACAAGCCGCCAGGGCGTGGCATTTCTGCCACAAAACTAATGTCTCTCGTCAGGTAGTACCCCTTGACTCCGTTCTTAACAACCCGAATCCAGAAGTCCCAATCCTGCAATGACTTGACCTCCGGGTCCCATTCGACGACGTGTTTTCTCCATAAAGGGAAACCACAATCAATGTAATTCGCCTGGGTTAATTCAAATTCGTCAAATTCCTTGGACCAGTAAACACTTCGGTTACTTGAGTTCCACTCATATGCTCCATATGCAAATCCGAATTCTGGATGGTCTTGCAATGTATCAACCCACAACTTCGCCATCCCAGGCTTTGCTACATAGTCAGAATTGAAGAAAGATATAATCTCACCACTTGAAGCCTTGAACCCTGCGTTCCTAGCGGCACAGGCCCCGGCGTGTTCTATCTCTATAACCTTTATATTCTTATGCCTTTTCAAGTAATCTCCAACAACTGGTAGAAGATCATCATCCGGTCCGTCGAATGTAACAACGATCTCAATGTTCTGGTAGTCCTGCGTTACAAGGCTTTCAAGGCAACGCTTAAGCATATCCTTTGTTACCTGGTACACAGGAACAATGAAACTAATTAACGGATCTCTCCTTAACTCTGTCATTTGTCTCCCCCTCGAATTGCGACACCAAGTCCATACTCTGTGTCGTGATTTTTGTAAATCCATTTTTCTTCAGATGGTCTAACCCCAACGGTTTTAAGTCTTTCTGAATCAAGACGATTAAAATAATCAGAAAGGCATTTCCCCATTTCCTCACAATATATTGTGTCGTGAACAGCGACCAATGCCTTTTTTGTTAAATGTGGCAAAATCATTTCCACGTCTTTAACTATATTGTGTATTTGATGGTCAGAATCGAGGAACAAAAAATCAATCTTAATCTTGTTCTTGTCGAAATAGTAAATATAATCCGACAGCTTCCCGTTTAAAAAAATCATGTTATGGGGAATCTTGTATGGAATCTTACGCATTTTAATGTCAAGTGTGTTCAAGATTGAATTCCCGCTTAAATTTCTCAGCATCCACGATGTTGAATAGCCATGGCCAGTACCAACCTCAACAACCCTCCTCGGATCTCGTTTCTTAACTAAATCAGCAAGGATTTCGCCTTCCTTGATTGATATGGCTAACGAATGATCTATTTTAGTTTTCATCTTTTATGATCTCTGGCCTCAATTCTCTCAATGTCTTAATTACGTTGGAAATATCATCACCGTCCATGGATGTTGAAATAGGAAGGCTGATTGTCATCTCTCCAATACGTTCTGCAATTGGAAACGAACCTTTAACAAAGCCAAGGTAAGAATAGGCTGGCTCTAAATGCAAAGGCCTAAAATGAACTCCTGTTCCTATTCCTTTTTCCTTCATCTGCTCCCTTAATAAATCTCTATCGTTTACCAAAACCGTGTATAAATGTGTCGAGTGGCTCATTGGCTTATTGCCAAAGTTTTTCTCGTATTCTCTCCAAATGCTTAGTCTTTTATCATGTATTTTATTCCATCTCCTAAGCTGAACCAATCCTATGGCCGCCAATACATCTGGAAGATTACCCTTGAATCCAGTCGTAACAACCTGGTATCCATTCCCATTCGCATTCCGATTCCACGAATCAGTATTAAGACCATTCATTGACATTGAGCGTAATTTATTCGCCATTAAATGATCTTTAACGAGAACCATGCCACCCTCAGCACTCGTTATATTCTTGTTTGGATAGAAACTAAAACAAGCAAAATCTGCCATGGACCCAATCTTTCTGGTAGTCATCAAATATCTTCCACCGAATCCATGGGCAGCATCCTCAACGATTGGGATGTTGTTCTTCTTCGCTATATTAGATAACAAAAGAAAATCACAGGTAGATCCAGTGTAATCAACTGGGATTATTGCCTTCGTTTTTCCTGTTATTGATTTCCTAACCAATTCTTCATTTATCTGCCCATCCTCTTTTACATCAACGAGTACAGGATTGGCCCCAGTTGCTATAACTGCGTTAAGAGTTGCACAAAATGTCAACGGCGGTAAAATAACCTCGTCACCATGTCCGACCCCGATAGCTTTTAAAGAAAGATATATTCCCATGGTGCAAGAATTTACAGCGATTGCTGTATGTTCTGACATGGTATAGGATTCAAATTCTTTCTCGAATTGCATTGAAACGTTACCAGTTGAAAGCCAACCGGATCTCAATACATCGGAAACAGCAGATATTTCATCTTCCGTTATCCCAGGCGTACCAAACTGGGTGAATTTTTTTATTCCAATCAAAGGCATTTATAAACCTATCAAATAAATTTTATGCAATTACAACCAGGATCGTGGCATTCGCCAGTGAAATCGTCATGGTTCTCTTTTGGGTGCAAGCATCCACCTCGACCACAATCCGGATTAATTTCTTCAATCCTTTCTTTTAACTTCTCGTAAGATTCTCTCCATGGCTCAAAAAAAGCCTTTGGCTTTGTTTCTATGACAATATCTTTCGGTGGTTCAAACCTTTTAACCTTCTTTGGCTCCACATCAATATCAAGAACAAATCTTTTCTTCTTTGACTGCCTTTTCTCTATTTTCTTTTTCACGTATTCTCCTTTAATGGTCCCCATGAGGCCCAGGGTGGGGGAGCACCACTGGGCCCCATGAGAAGATTCGTTAGACTACCAGCCAGCTCAGAATGATTCCAGCCGAAGGATTCAGGATCTTAGAAGCATGAGCGAATTTGTAGCTAATGTAGGTGTGCAGATTGTGTGGATCTGCTTTGTCGGCACCAGTAAGAACATTAACTTTCGCATCTTCTCCACGGATCTTTGTCGTCCCGTAAGCACCTTTTCCGAAGATTAGAATGCCGTGAACGTCTCCCGCACTAACATGTCCCGACCAATTCGATGCAAGAACTGGTTCGAGAATAGCGTTGGAAGATTCTTCAAACATCACATCTTCGATAACTCCGAGTTTTCCACGTTCCATAGCTGCACGGTTCGTGTAAGCCATCCATCCAACGAAGTCGGTGGAGGCACGGATTTGTTTCGATGCTTTGGGGCTGATGATTCCTCGATAGGTCCCATCTGAATGAGGTCGTGCATTGAGAGTCCGCAACTGAGCCACCGCACCACGAACGTGGGCAACGGTGGGAACAGAAGAGAACAACCCATTTTGCAGAGCCTTCACTGCCCAGTAACAAGTATCGGTATTTCCCTCGTAAATAGGGAAACCCTGAGTGTAAATACTCGGCAAGGTCACTGAGGCGGCGTTAGCCACACCAGTAGAACAAGCAGAACCGAAACCAATTTGGTCAGCAATGTCGGAGTCCTTGGTCAGAGCCGCTGAATATCCCATCTCAGCAACGACCTCTTTCACAACATTATTAACCGCAGTAGCTTCAACACGAGTAGTCACATCAACCAATTGAGCTTTCCAAACAGGAACCGCAGAAACCTTCCGAGTCGAGACCGCAGAGGTCCCGGCAGGAGTGGTTTCGTCCAGGGTGTACCCCTGGCCAATAGACCTAAGAGCGTGCCAGATGATTGAACCACCTTCGCCTCTAGGAATATCAGCTTTGACTCCGTATTTGTCGAATACTAAAGTGGCTTCTAATCTTTCAACCCAGATCTTGTTGTAATAACTTGGGATCATGGTTGTGATTGTCGCACCACCTGTATCTGTATAAACTGCCATTTAGATTAACTCCTTTCAGCTTCGTCCCTAATAGTTCTTGAAGTTAACACCCATTTTCCTCAACGCTTTTTCTTGATCGGCACTTGAAAGGGAGGCAAATTTCTCCGGCGATAATTGAGATGGAGGTTTTAACTGAATCCCCCTAGGCCCACCACTCGACCCTCCCCCCGACGGTGGTGGTGTAGATGGTAACTCAGACCCATGTCCTCCGGATGTTCTCCCATCACTATTTTGAGATCCCACTAATTTTTTCCTGGCCACTGAATTGATTGCCACATTGAAGGCATATAATAGTGGATCAGGTTGTTGGGCGAATATTGACGGATCTCCCTCTAACATTTGATTCATCTCTGCTAGAATCTCTGGGTTTCGAGAGAGAGGATCATTTTCGATCATTCGCAATTCACGACCTCTCCGAATCTCCTTTTCAAGGATTGCATGACGTTCTTCCATTGGCTTCACTTTTTTATCAGCAATCAAGTTAGATGCATCTGTGACCAACCTCATTATTGCCTCGAAGTCGGATCTTTGCATATTGTATTGATTAGCTAATTCATCTATTGAAACGCCAGATTGAAGCGACATAGGGTCGAATTGAGTGGACGGGCGTTGTTGTGCCACAGGAGGGGTATATTCCCTCACAGATTCCTTCTCTTTTCCCTTGTCTTGATGCATCTTCCTTTCTAGGTGTTCGTAGGATTTCGCTAAGTCACGGACCGATTTGAATCCCTTCTTTTTCATCAACTTCCCTACTGCCTTGTCGTCCCCCGGCGGGGCAGTCACTTCCTCAGAGGATGAAGTCTCCTCCGGTTCGGCGGGCTTGTCCTGTTCTGATTCGGAGACTACTTGCTCAGATTCTTCTGAAATAGCGGGCTTATCTCCAATATTGCCATTGGAGTTAAGTTGTCCTTTTTGTAACGCTTCTATTTCAGTGATAATCTGCTCAGAGGTTTTCTCTTCGTCAGACGGGGCCACTACCACATCATTACTGTTTTCCATCCTTCCTCCTTTTCTGGCCGCCCGATCATGTCAGGTTGTGGCCGAAAATTCAAAAAATCTATTTTCCATAAATTATTTAATGCTTTCCTTTCTTCATAAAAATTGATTCCATCTAAAACTTTTTCCACATAAATATCCAATTGTTTCTCGTTAATTTTCTTTTTCTCATAGAAACCAGGGGTTTTCTCAATAAATTTACTCGGCTCAATTTCTTCCTGTATCCTCATCCTATACTCCAGACAAGTTTCGACACAACAATGAACAAACCTCCGATTATGTAACTTGCAATAACCTTCCATGCTAATTCACCTCCCCTTATAATTAACATAACGAGCCTTTACGGATGCCTTCGCCTTCTCTTTTGTCTTTGAGTATCCAACCGTTTTTCCTGTGTCAGATCTCTTAATGGGCCAACCCTTCTCAGTTTTCTTACCAACTTTCCAAGGCATATTAGTTCTCCGAAAATAGAGCGGAAATATAATCGAACCAATCATCGTGCTTCTTCATTAGTTCTTCAATCTCCATCTCCTCTAACTCTCTTGCTACTTGAAATAACTTCCCAATAAAAACTTTGTTGTCGTTAGTTTCCACATTAAACCGCCTCATTGATAGCGTTCTCAATATGCCGCTGGATCTTTCCTACGGTCTCACGAACTCCTTTTACCCATCCCATGTCAACTGAGCTAATTTCGTCACGGTCCTTCTGATCTATCTCTATCGTTGCGGATTCCTTTAGGCCACTAATGTAATCCATCAAATGTCCCCAAGCATGAAACTTCTTCATCTCTAAATAAGAATTAGCCAACATCCTTAGCTCTTGTTCTTTGTCCTCGTTACTTATCATTGCATCCCCCCTGGAACCGATGGTAAGGGTCCTGGGCTATTCGGCTGTGGCGGTCCTGGCGGTATCTCTGGTAATGGCGGCTCCATCCCACCGGGAGGTTCATTCTGTTGCCCCCCAGGCTGAGGCCCCCCCTGTTGACCACTTGCAAGGATCTCTTTCTTGGCCCTATTAAATTCCTCTAACTCATCCGGTGTAAGTGTGACCGTATCTGGATCACCATTCCCACTTTCAACCCATATCTTCCTTGCGTTCTCGTATCTTTTATACCAAGGTTCATTGGCAAATGCCTTATCGAAGTTCAACATCATCCCAGGCTTAACAGCCCGATTCTCTAGACTTAAAACTCCCATAGGGGTTAGATTTGAAACCTCGTCCAATTCCTCTGGTGGAATAAACTCAAAGTCCTTGAAAGCCTCTTTACCTAAAATCTTTGAAACAGATTCGTAAGTCTTATACTGATAAATCCTCTGGTAGAATTTTCGGAAACAATCCAACATACCGCCACCCTCTAATGTCCGAGCATAAAGCATGAACCGATCAGTGGCTATCTGTTTGTTCATCAACTGGCCTCTAAAGGTTCCACCGCCAGCCTCTTCCTGGGCCCCTCCAACTCCTATAGTAGCCTTCACCGCACCCGTTACCTCTTGAATGGCATTGTCTACCATCTCGATCATCATGTAGATGTCTTTCAGGAGATTCCCAAACTCGACCGGCATCATTACCTTCCGGATATCGTCCGTATTTTCAAACAACCACATCCCTCCTGGCTCAGACTTCAACCGATCCCATGTGTTTGTCGGGACCTTATCTTTCAGGATGGCGATAACCTTGTTCAAAATAATATTCACATTGTCCAAGGCTGTATTGACCAACTCGTTCTTTTCGATCTGTAGCCATAACATCATTTCTGCAGGGCCAATGCCCCACCAATCGGTCGGAATCTTGACATACTCAAATTTGAAATAAGGCGGCTCTGCATCTCGATAGCAGTTGCGTTTCTTTCGGACTACCCACATCCCATCAATAACCCAAAACCAACAATAAGCCAAATCATATTTATGCTTCTCATCATTCTTCTTTCCAGGTTCAATCATCCATATTGGTGCAGGTCCGAAGTATTCATCCAAAGTATGAGGCTTGTCAGGATCTAGGTAACTAAGAGCAACGTCCGGTTGCAGAAGATCATCTCTCCGGGCCTGGGTCTCCTCGTTGCTCCTCTCGTCCCTTTCACCACTCATTAACATCTCTTGACTTATATCTATCCGGTAATACTCATCTGGGTGGGCGGCCAACCTCATTAACTCGGCGTTAGATATCCTTCTTTCTTCGATAATCCAATGGTCCTTGGATATATCCGATGTGTAAGGCTCAGGGAATAACTTATACAAATCAACGTATTTCACCTTTGTAGTATCACTGACAACCTTTTCTTCCTCAGAAAATTCGTAATCATCTACTTTCGGATTCCCACCATTCAACTTACTCATAAAGATTTCCATCATGTTTGGCTTTTTGCGATTCTTAACCATTACGGTCTCGACACGTTTATCGTAATCAACACGGCCAACCGCTGTACCCAAGAGACATAACTCCCTTAAGAGTTGATTAGCATTTAGATGAAATTTACCTTTGATTACGTCATTCTTCACTATCTCGTTTATGTCATCAACCCGACCCTCAAACTCCTTGATTTTACTCTCCCACTGAACGGGAACATCTGCTCCAAGGATAGCAGCTGATAAGTTGGAACAAATCGTTTCAACTACCTTGATGGTCTCAGGCCAAAACCGCTTAGACTGCCACCCTTCCTTACCGGTGGAGTCATAATTCTGGGTGTAATGGTCCCATAACTTGTCCCATATCTCCTGCTTTGGTCTACGGAAGTTCCTGGAAGATTCCTTCCGTTCCATAACCATGTTGGCAATCTCGTAATCTTCCTGGGATTGGTTGGGTGGTTTAAATTTGACTTTCTTCTTCGGTTCCTCTTTCTCTTCGATCTGTGGGAATACGTTATTTAATAACTCTACACCCTGTGGAATCATTCCTGCTTGTCCTAATGCCTCGTTATCGAATTCAGCCATAAAGTTGTTTGGGGATTCGTGGCGGTGGCTCCTGCCGGGATGGCATATTGGCCATCATGGCATACCTAACCAAATCCATGAAATCCTTGTATTCCTCCTTGGGATGTCCTCGTTCGTCAAATGTCCACCTTAGAAAGCCTTTGATTGTATTTAAACAGGTAGGCGATACCATGTACTTTGGACAGTTAACAGAATCAATGGGTTTTTTTACGTTGTAATTCAAAACGGATCTGACCCGGAGAATCCCGGAATCAACTTCTTCCTTGGTGGAATATGATGGGTCGAAAGGTATTCCTACCAATCTAAAATCTTCTCTTAAAGTACGGTTAGAATATAGGTTCCTGGTCTCTGCAAAATGCCTATCAATGATACGCTTTGTGACATTCCAACCCTGTTCCTTCTGCTTGATAATATTCTTGTAATCCTGTATCCCGTGGACGCTCCCTCTCATTCGATAGAAGTCCTGGTTGGGCCATTCGGCTATCTGATAGAACACTCCATCCTTCCCCCAATAACCCCACATCATTGCAAAGGGCTTGTCGATATGTGGGTCAACGATATGCCAAACCTTAGCGTCCTCAGGAACAGATAACGGGGCCTTGGCAACGTGGACCGAATAATCAAAGTTCTTGAATATCAATCCACTTAGGTACATGGCCCGGCCATAGGCCCTGGCCTCGACCTGTTCGGGGTCCATCTCTGAGATTATTCTTTGGATCTGGTCGTGTTCTAGGTGGCCCCGAACCCCATGTTGCTTACAGGCATCTTCCATGGAGGCGTAAACGATCTTATCTCGGTGCTTGGGGACCACCTCGTCATAAAACCACCCGGCCGATGTCAAGGGAGTCATAACTACCAAAATGACACCCCCCAACCTCAGTCTAGCGATACAAGCGTGCCAGATTGACCGGGGAGGCGGTTCATCAAAGACCACCATCCCCATGGTTCCGCCTTCAAATTGTCTCACCTCTTGATCGTAAGTCATAACGTCGATGACCCAATCCTTTGCTTTATATTGCGAAAAGTACTGTTTTCCGCTTTTAATAGCCTCATATTTACCCTTCGGCCACCATTTCTCAACCTCGGAGTGAAAGGGTCCGATTTCCTCAACCAACTTGGGATCTGTGATATATCTAATTCGCTTGGGAAACTCCCAATTCGTGAAGAATTCACTTGAGAACCAATTGTTT